CTAACTGTAGATTGTCGTCTGCGTTCTTGTTCTCCTACTTCTTTATTAAAAATTTTTCCTTGTTCTTTTTTAAGTGTACTACTTAAATCTATAATTTCTTTACAAAGTTTTTCTGTAAAGATAGGTCCAATAGTTTCAACTACATAACTTTTCCATTTAGGTTCTGTTATTATCATATCCACGCTTTCAGTTCTTCGCCCATAACTTCAGAGGCGATATTAATTTTCTTGCGGAGAGCTTTGACGATTTTTTCATCAACGGTCTCTTCCGCGAGAATATCAACATAGGTCACAGATTTCTTTTGCCCGATCCGGTGAGCACGGTCCTCGGACTGAATTCGTTTTTCAAGGTCATAACCATTAGAATAATATATCACGGTATTAGCCGCTGTTAAAGTGAGGCCGTATCCACCTGTTTGGGCAGTTCCCACGAAATAGCGTACTTTAGAATCATTCTGAAAAGCGTCTTTATTCTTGTCCCGTTGATCTTGGGGCGTGAGTCCATAATAATCAACCACGGACCACGGACCATATTTTTTAATAAGGGCCTTTTTAATAATTTGTACATCTTTTTGCCAATGCACCCAAATGATAGCTTTACCTTCTACTTCATCTAAAATATCCATTAGCTCATATAATCTATTATTCTTGATTTCTTGAGTAGTGCCGTCATCTGCTACAAAATGACCGCACGCAATTTGTTGCAACCTCATTAGTTGAGTTAAAGCATTTACAGTCGTAACTGTTTTCTCATTTAAAATAGCCAACGCTTCTTCTTTCATTTGTTTATAAACTTTCAATTGTTCATCCGTTAGACTTATTACCCTTTTCATATAAATTTTATCAGGTAAATCTAAACAATCTTCTTTTAAAACTCGATAAGAAAAAGGCTTTAATTTTTCGGATAGTTCAGCTAAATGTTTAAATCCTGCAACCAGTTGAATAGAGCGTCCAGCAATATGGGCGGTTTTCATAATCGCATAACGTGTTCTAAATGAATAATAAGACTGATGATCTAAATGATAAGGATCTAAAAAATAACATTGAGTAAATAAATCTAACGGATTCTTAGTAACAGGCGAACCTGTTAAAATTCTTCGATATTGAGCCTGGTCTGAAAGTTGAAGAATATTTTTAGTACGTTTTGCTTTAGGATTTTTAATCGTCGTGGATTCATCTATAACCATCAACGTTTTATGAGAAAGCATAAATTTTTGAGCAAATTGACTACCTTTAGCAGTACTAAAGGCTTCTATATTCATAATCAGGATGTGTAGTTCCTCTCCTGTTTTAAATAAAGTCCCTAATTTTCTGGATTGAGATTTAGTTATATTGGCCTGCCACAATACGGTCACTTTCTCTATATGATCTACTAGATGAGTGGGTAATTCTTGAGTGTACCATGTTCCTACTACCCCTTTAGGGGCAATAATTAAAGCCCCATTTATTTTCCCTTTATCATAAAGCATCGCCATATTATCAATAAGTACTTTAGTTTTACCCGTACCCATTTCCATAAAGTAGGCATACGTTTCCCTATTCCAGGATTTTTCTAAAGCGGTCAGCTGATGACCATATGGTTTTGTCTTAAATTTATATTTCATTTTTTTCTTCTTTCTACTTGACTTAATATATAGGATATCTTATATGTAATGTCAATGGAAGAAAGTAGAAAAAAGAAAGTGCCAATTGTATATGTAATACAAGAAATTGCAGGCACCAAAGATGGTAAGCCTAAAATAAATATTTTAGGAGCTGCTGAATATGGAACCTTTAAATTTTTATTACCTGAACTTTCGCAAATGATATTTTCTCCAGGTCCTTTAATCTTTAAATTAAGAAAAGGTTTAAAAGATTATACTACTGAAGACTTTTTATTATTAACAGGAGATCCTGCTATTATTGGAGTCGCCTGTTCTATCGTTGCTGATATGACAAATGGTAAATTTAATTTATTAAAATGGGACAAACAAGAAAGAAAATACTACCCGATTCACATCAATTTATTCGAGAAAGGAGACTTAGATGAATCAAATTAATTTCGAAGAGGACCAAACGGAAATCTTAGATAAAACAGACAATATAGATAAACTTGCAAATAAAATAAAAGAAATGCAAACTATACAGAAAGACATAGAGCAAAATGAAGAATATCTTAAACAGAGAAAAAAAGATTTAGAACAGATTTCTGGAGAAGCTATTCCCACTATGTTGACAGAGATGGGATTATCTTATCTTAAACTTGCTGATGGATCATCAGTTGAAGTTAAAACAAATTACAGCGCCACTATAACTCTAGCTAATAAAGAGAAGGCGTTTAACTGGCTTCGTGAAAACGGCCTGGGAGATATCATAAAGAATGAATTAATTGTATCTTTTGGACGTAACGAAGATAACAAGGCAGCAGCTTATGCTGAACTTGCGAAGGGTCAAGGGTATCAACCGACACAAAAGCTGAAGGTTGAGCCCATGACTCTGAAAGCGCTTGTCCGTGAGCGTATCGAGGGAGGGAAACCCCTTCCAACGGAAATTTTCAATGTGTTCATTGGAAATAAAACAACAATAAAAAGGAAACAATAAACATGAAACAAGAAGCAGAAATCACGAAACGTGATCAAGCAGGACCATTGGCTACAAATGTATTTGAAGCTGATGCAGGTCAAGGAGTTGGGAATATAAAGCAAGAAGACTTAGCTTTACCATTTCTTAAAGTCCTGGGCCAATTATCCCCTGAAGTAAATACGAGGGACGCTAAACATGTTAAAGGTGCACAACCTGGCATGATCATCAATACCGTTACTAACGATTTGTATGATGGCGAAAAGGGGATAGAAGTATTGCCCGTCTATTACAAAAGACAGCAGATAGAATGGCAAGACAGAGGTGAAAGTAAAGGAGCTCCCGTCCATATTTATGACGCAGGAGACGACATACCTAAAACTACAAGAGATAAAAGTTTTAAGGATAGATTAGCTAATGGCAACTATCTTGAAAATACTGTAAGTCACTTTGTAGTATTACTCGGCAAAACGCCTACAACAGCTTTGATTTCTATGAAAGCGACTCAATTAAAAATTAGTCGTAAGTGGAACTCAATGATGATGGGGATTAAAATGCAGGGTAAAAATGGTTTGTTCACGCCGCCAACATATAGCCACATTTATAAACTAAAAACTGTACAACAGTCTAATGACAAAGGTACATGGTTTGGTTGGGATGTGTCCAAGGTTGGACCTATCACCGATAAAGGGATTTATGAAATCGCTAAAGGTTTTTCTAACAACGTCGCTAAAGGCGCTGTTCAAGCAAAACATGGCGATTCAGAACCTAAAAGCGAAGCACCGTTTTAATCACTTCTTTGTGAAGAAGAAAGGGGCGGTAGCGCGAGAGTTAAGCCGCCCCGCAAAACTATTATGAAGAATTTTATAGATTTATTTTCTGGATTAAAACGAGCTCATGGATGTACCTACGTTGAAAAGAAAAGCTCCGATGGTACAAAGGTTAAAGGAAAATCTTTTGTTAAACGTGAACCCGTCACCGATAAACTTTGGCAAGACCACATCAATGGTATTGAACCGAGTTTAGGTATCATTCCTATTGATGAAAATAATCAATGTCGATGGGGATGTATTGATGTTGATAAATATAATTTAAACCACAAAAAACTTATTAATCTAATTAATAATCATCAGCTACCCCTTACTTTATGTCGATCTAAAAGTGGAGGAGCACATATCTTTTTATTTACGACGGCTCCTGTAGAAGCTAAACTTTTACGAGATAAACTAACAGCCATTAGTGCGTTTTTAGGATTTGGGAATGCGGAAGTCTTTCCAAAACAAGTAGAATTAAAGTCGGAAGATGATACAGGAAATTTTTTAAATTTACCATATTTTAATTCAGCAAATACCACAAGATACGCCTTTAATTTTAAAGGAGAAGCTATTACAATATCACAATTTTTTTTAGCAATAAAAAGATTAACCCCTGAAGAACTAGAAAAACTAGAATTAAAAAGACCACCATCGGACTTTAGTGATGGTCCTCCTTGCATCGAATCTTTAACACAAAATAAATTAAATGATGGAAGAGATAGAGTTCTTTATCAATACATACAATATGCAAAAAGAAAATGGCCAGAAGAATGGGCTAAGCATATTAATGCTTTCAATTATAAATATTTTGACCCACCATTAGAAGATAGAATTATTCAAGAAAAGATAAAATACAATTCAACACGCGAACTTGGTTTTAAATGTAATGAAGAACCAATGTGTGATCATTGTGATAAAAAATTATGTTTAACTAGAAAATTTGGAATTAGAGGACAGTCCTTATTTCCAGACTTAAGTGATCTACAAAAAATAAATTTAGATGAGCCTTATTATTATGTCAATGTGGATGGAGAAAGAGTGAGACTTAAAGATACATCATACTTACAGGAACAAAGATTATTTCAACGAGCTGTGATGGAACAAGCTAACAAAGTTCCACCAACATTAAAGAAAAAAGAATTTAATGACATGGTTAAACTTTTATTTTCTGGAATAGAAATTATAGAACCTCCTAAAGGATCTTCCAAAGTAGAACAACTTCTTGACCATCTTGAAGAATATTGTACGGATCGTACAGCAGCAGGGGCTACGAAGGAAGATATGATATTTGGATTAGTATGGACTCATGAGAATGTTCATCATTTTATTTTTAGAGAATTTTTTAATAAATATTTACTGAAGCGAAGATGGATTGAAAAATATGATGAAACTCAGATGTTATTAAGAGATAAATGTGGAGTTAACATTAAAAGAGAGGTTATTGGAAAGAAAAACAAAACAATCATGACGATAGAAGAATTTGATAAAGAAGAAAATGTATATCGTCCAAAACAATTCAAACCTAAAGAGGTCTTTTGAAAACTATTGTATTAGGACCACCAGGAACAGGCAAGACTCATACCTTATTAAATGAAGTAGATAATTGTTTAAAGCAAACAGACCCTAATAAAATTGGATATTTTTCATTTACTCAAAAAGCTGCGTATGAAGCAAGAGATAGAGCAATGGATAAATTTAATTTAAGTGAAGATGATCTTCCCTATTTCAGAACTCTTCATTCATTAGCTTTTAGAAGACTCGGAATTAAAAAAGAAAACGTAATGCAACGTAAACATTATGTTGATCTGGGTAATAAGATTAATATGCGCATTGATTATAACGAATACGATGAAGAACAAACAGGAATTTTTACAACACATAGTGATTATTTAAGAGTGATTCAACTTGCTCAATTACGAGGGATCACTCCTGAACAACAATATAATTTACGAGAACACAGTCAGGATTTATCGGTACGAGATTTAAAAATTTTAGATAATGAATTAAAAGCTTATAAAAAACAATATGGTCTTATAGATTTTAATGACATGATTACTCAGTTTATTAAATCAGATGTATGTCCTAAATTTGATACGGTTTTTATTGATGAGGCTCAGGATTTATCTCGAATGCAATGGGATATGGCGACAGCATTAATGTTTAATGCTGAAGATTCATTTATTGCTGGTGATGATGACCAAGCAATCTTTCGATGGGCTGGTGCTGATGTAGATAGCTTCATTACTCAAACAGGAAAAATATTAAATCTTGCACAATCTTATCGAGTACCAGGAGTCGTGCACGATTTTGCTATGGGTATTGTTAAACGGATTTCTAAGCGGCTTCATAAAGAATGGGCACCTAAAAGTAAAAGTGGACAACTCTCTTACTATCATGACTTTCAAGACGTTGATATGAGTAGTGGAGAATGGTTTGTATTAGCAAGAACTCGTTTCATGTTAAATGAATTAGAAAATGTTTTGTATTCTAAAGGATTATATTATCGAAATAAATTTAAGAAAGGTTATGAAAAAGATTTATATGAAGCTGTGATTGATTGGGAAGAATGGAGGAAAAACAAAGACTTAAACGCTGATCAAATTAAAAGAATAGCTTCTTATATGTCTCCTAATCATTATCAAAAAGAAAGTCTTCAGTATCTTGATAAAGATAAATCTTACAAGATGGAAGAAGCTTATAATAATCAAGGATTAAAAACAAAAGAAGTATGGTATGAAGCGTTTGATTCTGCTCCACAAAAACAAATTAAGTATATTAGAAAGATGAGAGCGAATGGTGAACAACTTAATAAACCGCCGCGTATTTTATTATCAACGATTCATGGTGTCAAGGGTGGTGAAGCAGAAAATGTAGTTCTTCTTACAGATTTAAGTAGAAATACTCAAAAGAATATGGATCGTTTTCCTGATGACGAAAATCGTTTGTTCTATGTGGGGGCAACACGAACCAAAGATCATTTACATATTATTAAACCCAAAGATATTTATAAGGCATTCAGAACATGAGTGTTTATAAAAAACAAATTGGAGGATCTCATTATAAAGATATGAAAATCCAACCCAGTAAATTTATTAATGATAATAAATTGCTTTTTGCAGAAGGAAATGCTATTAAATATATCTGCAGGCATAAACATAAAGGAGAAATACAAGATTTAGAAAAAGCAAAACATTACATCGATATGATAATTGAAAGAGATTATAATTAATGCAAATGCCCCTGTTCAAGCCACAGACAGAGTGGCTCCCGCCAGAAGAATTTCCCGACTTAACGCAAGCATGTGAAATAGCCATCGACTTAGAAACCAGAGATCCTAATTTAAATATAAGAATGGGATCAGGTTCGGTTGTAGGAATTGGTGAAGTGGTAGGAGTCTCGGTAGCAACCGAAGATTTCTGTGCCTACTATCCTTTTGCTCATGAAGGCGGTGGTAATATGGATCGTAAGATGATTATCAAATGGCTTACCGCTGTTTTAAAAACACCCTCTGATAAAATTTTTCATAATGCAATGTATGACGTCTGTTGGCTAAGAGCCATGGGTTTAAAAATTAATGGACGTATTATAGATACAATGATAGGCGCAGCTTTATGTGATGAGAATCGATTACGTTATGATTTAAATGGGTGTGGACGAGATTATGTAGGCAAAGGTAAAGATGAATCAGCTTTATATGAAGCTGCCAAAAGTTGGGGAGTCGATCCAAAAGCTGAAATGTATAAACTTCCAGCAATGTACGTTGGGGCTTACGCAGAACGTGACGCCCAACTCACACTGGAGTTGTGGCAGGAATTAAAAAAAGAAATTATTCACCAAGATATTCAATCCATATTTAAAATGGAAATGGAATTATTTCCCTGTCTAGTTGATATGCGATTTCTTGGAGTGCGTGTAAATCAAGAACAAGCAGCGAAAGAAAAGAAAACATTAGTGGAACAAGAGAAAAAAATGCTGGGTGAAGTGTTAATAAGTACGGGGATAGATGTTCAAATCTGGGCTGCAAGGTCCATTGCTAAGGTTTTTGACAAATTAGGGTTGCCTTATGAACGAACGGTTAAGACTCAGGCTCCAAGTTTCACTAAAAATTTTTTAACGAATCATCCGCATAATGTCGTGAAGTGTATTGCCAAGGCTAGAGAAATTAATAAAGCTCATACCACTTTTATTGATACCATTCTCAAGCATAGTCAAAAAGGTAGGATCCATGCGGAAAT